TATGTTGGCCAGACAGTAACTATCACTGGCAACGGATCAAAGCACAACGGATCAAAGACTCTCACTGGAGTAGGCGATTACAACATCACTTATGCCATCACTGGCAATAACAACACTCCAGCAGTAGAGCATCCAGTACAACCTTTTGGCACAGTCGCAGCAGATACTTATGTGGACTGGTCAGCAGATCAAGCAATTCAAAACGCAGCTTTGATGATCGCTGTTGAAATCTGGCAAGCTAGAACCGCTACCCTTTCAGGTTCTAATGCCATTGACTTCCAGCCCTCACCTTACCGAATGAGCGCACAGCTACTCGCTAAGGTCAGAGGATTGATCGCACACGCACTTGCACCAACATCGATGGTGGGATAATGCCAGTTGCAATCACTACCCTTCGTACAACATTAGCCACAGCATTAGTCGATAACTCTAAGTGGCAAACATTTGCCTTTCCGCCGGCCACTGTTCTCGCAAATTCAGTTATTGTCAGTCCAGATGATCCGTATTTGACACCTAGCAATAACCAGCACATAACTATCAGCCCTATGGCTAACTTTAAGATTATTATTACAGTGCCGCTTTTCGACAACGAAGGCAATCTCAACGGTATAGAAGATGCAGTCTGTGGCGTGTTCGCTAAGCTCGCTGCATCATCTTTGACCTATAATGTAAGCGCAATAAGCGCACCTAGTATTCTCAACGCTGCATCAGGCGATCTGCTGAGCTGCGAGATGTCCGTATCAATCCTTACGAGTTGGAGTTAAAATGTCCGAGTGGGAAAAAGAAAACGAAGCCTTCCTGATCAAGATCGGGCAGGTAACACCAGCAACACCAAAGCCAGCAACTACTAAGAAAGACGAGGAATAATCTCATGGCTGTATTTCTAAATAACAAGGTCGGCGTGAAGATTAACTCTGTTGATCTTTCTGACCATGTCACAGGTTTGACCCTAAATCGCGTATTTGACGAATTGGAAGTCACTTCAATGGGTGACTCAAGTCACAAATTTGTAAAGGGCTTAGAGGCATCAACAGTAACAATCGACTTCCTAAATGACACAGCAACAGCAAATGTATTGGCAACATTACAAGCTGCTTGGGGAACAACTGTTACATGTGTATTCCTACAAGAAAAGGGAACAGCAGTATCAGCAACGAACCCTCTCTATACCGTTTCTCTGTTGATTAACAATACTACCGACATTAACGGATCTGTCGCTGACATAAGTGTACAATCGATAACCTTTACTGCTAACTCAACAGTTGCAGTAGCAACTACAGGTACATTCTAAACAATTAAACAAAGGGGCTAAACATGGCAAGACTAAAGATCGTTCGTACAGATGGAAGTGTATTGGAAGGCGAGATTACTCCAGCAGTGGAGTATGCGTTTGAAATGTACGCTAAAAAGGGTTTCCACAAGGCTTTCCGCGATGAGGAAAAGCAAAGCGATGTTTATTGGCTGGCATGGGAAGTCACACGCAGATCAGGTGAATCTGTTAAGCCATTTGGGATGGACTTCATTGAGACACTAAAAAGTGTTGAGGTGCTTGATTCCGACCCTTTAGCTTAAAGCGCGATCTCCCGTTCACCTACCTTATTGCTAGGCTAAGCATAAGGCTAGGGATCGCGCCACAACATTTATTAGAGTTAGACAGAGTGATGTTAAATGCATTACTTCAAGGCTTAACTGACGAAGCGAAGGAGATTAAAAATGCCAACACAAGTAAAAGGCGCCCTTAAACTTCGCAAGGCTTTGAAAGAGTTTTCTCCAGACTTGGCTAAAGAAACTCAGAAAGAAATGGCTGCGGTGTTAAAACCAATCACTGCTAAGGCCAGAGGTTTCATTCCTTCAAGCGCTCCGCTATCTGGCTGGGGTATGCCAACCAAAGGAAAATGGGAACGATTGCAATGGTCATCATCTGAGGCCAAGCGTGGGATCAGTTACAAGACAACACCATCAAAAAGAAATAAGTCAGGCTTTCGTTCTTTAGCTCGCATTGTTAATAGCTCTGCTGTTGGTGCTTTGTATGAGACTGCTGGTCGAAAGAATCCACAAGGTAGGCCACAAGCTCCAGCCTATGAAGTAAGACTACGCGGTCATGCTAATTATGGAAAGACTATTAGATCAGGAAACAAAGATCAATCTAATAGCAGTAACCCTAATGCTGGTCAGCAGTTTATTGATGCCTTAAATAACACAGGAAAGATTGTTGATGCTTACAAGCGAGAGCAAGGCCAAGCAGGTCGTGCAACTCGTAAGATGAAAGGCCGCGCAATCTTTAGAGCATGGGCAGAAGATGGTGGGAAAACTAACGCAGCAATTCTTAAAGCCATTGAAACATCTGCCGCAAAACTTAATGCTCGTACTAGCGTGAAGGGTTAATCATGGCTAATGCAGATGTAGCAATTCACATTGCAACGGAATTAGATTCCAAAGGATTTAGGCAAGCAGATACTGCCACTCAAAAACTTACTAAGAATGTTAAGAAATTAGCAGGTGCTATAGGTATTGCTTATGGTGCTTCTGCCATTGTTGCCTACAGCAAGGCTTCAGTCAAAGCATTTGCACAGGATGAAGCTGCTGCCCTTCGACTCAATCGTGCAGTTGAGAATCTAGGCATTGGCTTTGCTAATCCTGCTATTGCTGATTACATTGGTAATCTTGAAAAGTCTGCTGCTATTGCCGATGACATTTTAAGGCCAGCCTTTCAGGGATTATTAACCACTACTGGATCATTAACTCAATCTCAGAAGTTGCTTAATGATGCCATTACAATCAGCCGAGCCTCTGGATCTTGCCACAGTTACACAGGATCTTGGCAAAGGGTATGTTGGCATTACTCGCGGCTTGGCTAAATACAACACAGGCCTTACTAGAGCAGAATTAAACACTAAGTCATTTAACGAAATTTTAGGAATTATCCTTGCCAGATCCGCTGGAGCAGCAGAGGATTATCTAACTACTACTTCTTACAAAATGGAAGTATTGACCGTAGCCACAGGTAATGCATCAGAAATTCTTGGTGAAGGTTTAGTTAATGCCTTTGCTCGTATTGGTGGTGGCACAGAAGCCAGTGATGCTGCAACAGCTATAACTACTATTGCTAAAGCGCTTGCTTCAGTTACGGAAGCCACAGGAACCGTTATTGGTGGATTTACGAATGTATTAAAAACATTAAAGAATTTACCTAAAGACATCTTTAGTGGTTTTGCTGGCGCTCAAGCAGGAATTAACTTAACACAACCTGCTAAGGAAACCTCTAAATTAACTCTTAGTGAAAAGAAGCAACAAGAAGCTTTAGCAAAACTAGAGTCTAATGCAGTCAAAAGAAATAAAGAATTGCTTGCATTAAAGAAAAAGCAAGTTACTACTCAGAAGCAAATGACTGCTGATAAAAAGAAGCAAGAAGCCTTAGATAAAGCTGCATTACTCCTTTCTCAAGGCCAGAAGTTATTTGATGAAGAAGCAATCCAGTTAGCTGCTGCCGCTCAAGGAAAACTTACCGAAGAAGAACGAGTAAGGGTTGGCCTAAAACAAAACATCTATGATCTTGAAGAAGCAATCAATCAAGGCAACCTTGATGCCGCCGCTAGAATCTCACAATCTTTAGTCAATAATGCTCAGCAATTAAGCAACCTTCGGGATAAGGCTGGCATGTTTGATTCTATAAGCAACCCATTTAATGCATGGTTACAAACCTTAAAAGAGCTTGCACTAGAGTTTGCTAAATTAGCCAAGATTGAAATACCTAAATTTAATCCTATTGCTGGTGGAATCACAGCTGAGCCTTTGTATAAGTACAATTCACTGAGCCAACAGTTAGTGCCAGGCACAACTGACAGATCGCCTATGGGCTATGGCGGTGGCCAGTTTGACATGAACCTAATCCCTACAACTCCGCTTTATGGCTACAATTCACTTAGCCAACAGGCAGTTCCTAATGGTGACACTATTGTTAACATCTCTATTCAAGGCTCAGTTACAACAGAGCGCGATCTAGTCGCAGCCATTACTCAGGGGCTTTA